ATATTGTGAAGAACTTGAAATTGACCCAGCAACAGCAAAACCATTAATATCAAAATCTCTAAAAGAGAAAATCAAATTAGAAGCTACAAATTTAAGAATGCTTAAATATCCAAAGTGTGGTCAATTGCCTATATAATTATGTATGGAGGATATGATGTATTTAAAGTTTATTTGGGAGTTAAATTACACTTCACAACCAAGACTTATGATTATGTCAAATACGAGGGAAAGGTTAACTGTAAACTTGAAACATTTACGAAAAGAAACGATAGATATTTCTTTCACAAGTTAAGTAAACAATATGGACAAACTGATATACTTGATTTCTTTGTTGCTAACTTTGCTTCAGATAGCAAGGGATGGATTGGTAATTTGTTACAAAGAGATGGTAAAGATGTTTACTTGGATTATAAGAAACGGAAAGAAGCCTTTGGTTACCATTTCAGAAACGATTGTGTATCTATCTGTAATGACTTTACTTCTCGTAATATTTCTTTTGATGATGGTTTCATATGCCATAGCGGACAACATCCTAGATTTTTACGATTACTTATTCAAAAAAAACTCTCACTACAGACCGCTATCGTGTTTGACCACTTCTTATCGTTTAGCAAGAATTTTTCTAAAGAGATTACCGAGAAGGTTGTATGGCCTAAAATCTCATCTACGCTTACCAAGTTAAGACCTTTTATAAACTTTAATACTACAGAATGTAAATTGACAATGAAAGATGTATTTGTATGAACCGAGTATTTTGTATAGGTAATGGTGAAAGTAGAAAAAGTTTAGACTTAATACAATTAAAACCATATGGCAAAATATATGGTTGTAATGCCTTGTATAGAGATTTTACACCAGATGTATTGACGGCAGTTGACATGGGTATAATGCATGAAATCTATCATAGTGGATATGCTTATGAAAATCAATGTTACTTTAGAAACTGGTCAAAAGTACCTGCTGAACTATATGAAAATATAATGAGTGGAGGTGCCAATCCTGAAGACGTAGAGTTAGCAAGATCAGAGGGTGTATTTTATGAAAATGAGAGAACACCTGAAACAAATGAATTTGTACTACATGGCTCAAATGTGGCAGGTATGGTAACCATAATTAAAAAAGATAAATCTCATCAAAGAAAACACATACAACAGAAAACAATTAAAGTATCATGGTGTAAAGACAATGACAAGTCTAATTGTATAAATGATATACTACATGAAACAAAAGACCATGGCTGGGCATGTGGTCCTACATCAGCCTATATTGCTTGTACAAGAGAACAACCTGAAGAAGTATATTTGGTAGGCCACGATTTAAATAGCCATACTAATCTATTAAACAATATGTACAAAGGCACACCTAATTATGCTTTGGCAAAAAGTACACCAACACCTAGTGTCAATTGGGTGACACAATGGAAACAGACATTTTGGGACTTCAATGGTAAGAACAAAAACCAGAGAGTAAAGTTTATAAAGGTCAATCCAGACTTGAATACACCAAATGCTGTGAACTCTCCACCATTAGAGTGGGACGGTACTGTAACCAATCTGGAGTATATGAATATGGCAGACTTCCAAAAGAAATTTAAAATCAAATGAGCATTGACTTTTACAGCGTAGTGTGTTATATTAGACATATGTTTGATAGTTTAGTTTATAAAACTTTAGACGCTATAATAAGATGGTGTGAAAAGTACAAAAAATTTAGAAAGACAAGGTCTCTACCTAAAGAATGCTGGGACGAAGATACTAAAAAGGCAGGCTTAAAAAAGTGGGTAAAACAACGAGAAAGTCTTATAAATAAACATGTCGATTAAACAGACAATACAAATACAATATACGAATACACATACAAGGAGAATAATATGGATTTCGAAACATTAAAAAGCTCGTCAAGCAATTTTGACAAGTTAACAAAAGCACTAGAGCAAAACCTTGCTCCAGAAGATCAATCAAATAAAAACAAATACCAAGACGATAGATTTTGGAAACCAGAGTTAGACAAAACTGGTAATGGCTATGCTGTTCTTAGATTTCTACCTGCTGTTGAGGGTGAAGACTTACCTTGGCAGAGAATATGGTCACATGCCTTCCAAGACAAAGGTGGCTGGTTTATTGAGAACTCTCTAACAACACTAGGTCAAAAAGATCCTGTGTCAGAGGAGAATAGTAGATTATGGAATACTGGTTTAGATAGTGATAAAGATATTGCTAGAAAGAGAAAAAGAAAATTATCTTACTACTCTAACATTATGATTGTATCTGATCCAAAACATCCAGAGAATGAGGGTAAAGTATTCTTATTCAAGTTTGGTAAAAAGATATTTGACAAGATCACAGAGTCAATGCAACCGGCTTTTGAGGACGAAAGTCCAATCAACCCATTTGATTTTTGGAAAGGTGCTAACTTTAAACTAAAAATTAGAAAAGTTGATGGTTATTGGAACTATGATAAATCCGAGTTTGAGGGTGTATCACCACTTGCTGAAAGTGATGACAAGATCAAAGAAGTTTGGTCTAAACAACACGCTCTAAAACCTTTCTTAGACCTTAGTAATTTTAAGACCTATGATGAACTCAAAGAGAAACTGAATAGGGTAATTACAGGCGACAGAAACGCTAGTACCGTTGAGAATGTAAACCTCCCGCCTCAGACCAACGGTCAAGCGAAAGCCGAAGTTAATGCTCAACCAGAAGCTAGTGATGGTGACGATACTTTGTCATACTTTAGTAAATTAGCTGAGGAAGAGTAATCTATCTCTCTCTAAACTGAAAGCTTTAAGGGGTAGCGAGAAATCGCTACCTCTTTTTGTATATTAGGCGTATAAATATAGTTATGGCAAGTATTCTGGACCCGCTAGTAGATAAACAAGGTGGTGTAAAAAAGTCAGCAAATTGGTATAGAACGAATGTTCAATCAATATCTGATAAATTTACAGCCAGAAAGTTGATGAATCAAGGTAAGTTAATTGGTAGACCAAGTGTTGGAAGATTAAATATGTTCTTCTATGACCCTAAGTTTAAGAAAACATTACCTTACTATGATGCATTTCCGCTAGTCTTACCTTTAGAACCATTTAAAGGTGGTTTTATGGGTATGAACTTTCACTACTTGCCTTATTTGTTAAGATTTAGATTATTAGAAAGAATGCAAAAGTTTTCTACAGGTGGTTTTAGTGCTAAAACTAAAATTGAGGCCTCTTATGATGGTATCAAAAATATAGCAATAGCAAAACCAACTATTAAAAAATATTTGTATAGTAAAGTAAGATCACAATTTTTAAGAATAGATTTTGATGAAGCTGCTATGGCAGTATATTTACCAGTACAACAATTTAAAAAGGCTGGTGTAACTAGAGTATGGGCAGACAGTAGGAGTATGATTTAATGGCAATTTTAAGAGGCGGCAAAAGATTTGGTGGTTTTGATGTTCGTATAGGTATTCCTAGAGATAGGTCACTAGACAATGTACAAGGCGACACTAGATTAAAGCAAAGAGCAGGTGGTAATCCAGATTCTACAATGGGTAGAATACAGGCATTTATAAATGAAGCAGAGGGTTTTGCTAGAAAGGCAAGATACTATGTTGAATTTAATTTACCAAATGGTGTTGGTGACGCTTTACAAGGCGCCAGTGACAATGAAGTTGTTTACTCACAAGAAATTACAGATGAGAACAGAGGTTTTGCTCTCACACAAGATTTAAAGTCAGCACATTTGGCCAATGGTAGACGAGTACAAGCATTTTGTTCAGCAATAACAATGCCTGAAAGAGATGTAACTATGAAAGAAATTAGACACAATGGCCCTGCTAGAAAAATTGCCTATGATTTTAAATCAGCAGATATAACAGCAACATTTTATGCTGATAAGTTTTTAAGAGAAAGAAGTTACTTTGAATTATGGCAAAAGGCCGCTTTGAGTACAACATCTTTCAATTACAATTACTACAACGACTATGTTTCACCAATCAATATTTTACAACTAGGTAATTATGCTAGTCAAAACGAAAGAGATGATGTAACTTACGCTGTAAAACTATTTGATTGTTATCCTAAAACAATAGGTGCTGTACAGTATTCACATGATGTAAATAATGTACAAACATTTGATGTTACATT